AAAAGTAAAAGTCTCCATTCTTAGTTTCTAATTCGTATAAAGGACTTGATACACCTGCAGGTCCTACGAACTGTGAAGCAAATCTTACAAGGTAAACATACTTAGCTTGTTGTACTGCTTTTTCTAATCCTGCTTCTCTATCTTCTGGTCTGTCAGATATTATACCTGCATAAATCATAGCTCTGTATGTGTCCATAACTGTGTTACCAAAAGCACCTACAGTATTTTCATCTTTTGGTAAAACAACTTTTTCTAACTTTTCTAACCAAGCTGGATATGCACCTGCTGCTTTTGCAAACTCTACAGGGTCTTTTATGTTAGGTGGTTCAAAATCACCAAATATCATTTTGTTTATAAATCCTTCTTCTGGATAGTTTTTAAATAAAAAAGATGCAGGTAACCTTACTACTGGTCCTACACCTGGCAATACAGATGCAGCTAAGTTTATAGATGAAGCATACAATGGTAAGTTAACTTTTACATTATCGCTATCACCACCAAGCATCCAGTTTTCTATAAGACCTTCTCCTGGATAACCAAATACCATTTCACCATTAGTAGGGTTTGCATAGAAAAAACCTTTAGTTCCCTCTGAATCAAATACTGGATTTGGTTTTATACCTGATACAGATAATTGTGTAGGTCTTGTTGTAAATCCTAAATTAGCTCTTGTTAATCTTCCCCAAGTTTGAAATATTTCTTGATAAGCACCACCGAATGGAAAGATAAATCTAGTTGTTTGCCAAAAATCACCCTTCTTAGATATGTCGTATAACAAATTTAATGTTTGTTCAGTTGCTTTAGATGCTGCTAATTTGCTAATTAATTCAGCATCTTTAATACCTTTTTGTCCTGCAGATGGAGTATTTTCCATTTGTTTCAAAACTTTTTTACTAACTCCATCTTTTTTAGCTCCAGCTATTATTTGTTTTTTTACTTTTTCAGAACTTATTGCAATTAATTTTTTAGAATTATCATAATAAAAACCAAACAAAGCAGGACTTCTAGTTAATTCATTAGCTGGTTTTTCTGATAACCATTTAAACCCAAGTGATGTTGCTTTGTTCCATTTACTTTTTGTTGCAGCATTTACATCATCTGGTATTTTTACTAAATATTCATCTGGTAAAATTTGTTTAGGAGAAAATTTATTTAAAAACAATTCTTGTGCTTTTGCTTCAGCTTTTAAGACATCATCATAAATAGCTTTTTTTACAGTGTCATCACCTTTTCTAAATCTACTTATTGTAAGTTCATCAACTTTACCAATGTTAGATAAATTTAAATCAACTTCTATCCCACTTTTTGAAATAAATTTTCTAGTAGCTAGTGTTTGTAACAATTCATCATTAGCAGGACTTACAACCCAATCAGGTGTTTTAGTAACACTTTGTGCTCCTTTATCAATTAATTTTCCTCCTAACAAACCGTGAAGTTCAGCTCTTTGTTTATAAACAAAATCAGAAACTAATTCATCATAAACTTTTGCATTTACTGGTGTTGTTCTTAATATACTTAAAGGGTTACCATCGCCACCAGAAACATTTATCATTACATCTCTTAATTCATTACCTTCTGTTTTTAATTCTTTTATTAATTTTGTGTAAGCAAGTTCTTTATTTTCTGTAAGACTAGATTCTATTAAAGCTATTCTTCTAGCTAATGGGTCTGTTGCAGTTCCTTGAAAATCAGCATAAAATGCTTTGTCAAATCCTGTAGCTTCTTTACCTTTTAATTTATAACCATCTGCAAGAGAATTATTTCTTCCAACATTTCTAAGTTGTCTATCTGTAAAACCTTGATTAATTTGTACTTTGCCTAAAGCTAATTTATACGACTGACTGCCTGGTAAAAATCCTTCTGCTGTTTTGTAAGTACCTGCCATAATATTTGCAATATGTTGTATTGGATGTTTGTACAAGGAATTAATACCACTAGCTGCTAATCTAGCTTGTTCTTCAAGTTGCACTCTTACTAAATAAGCAACTCTTAATAAAGCTAATGGTTTAAAAATACTTGAGTAATACATATCAAAAACATTTGCAACAGCACTTTCTCCAACAATATCTATTGCTTTGCCTAATTGATTACTAAAACTTTTTTGTAATGCTCTGTCAGCTTTTATTACTGCAGATGGTGCAGGTAAAGTTATTGAGGTTACTAAATGATTTTCAAATGTAGGATAACGATAACTTGCTCTAAATAAATCTTCTGCTTTAGCAGGTGATAATCCTAAAGTTTCTGTTTGATATTTTATAAATTCTTTTTTAAATGTAACAGGCATTGATACATCTAAACTTCCATAATATCTACCTATGTCTTGTGCATCTTCTAAATAACCTGCAGATGATTTTGTTGATAACTCTACAAATTTTTCTGTTTCTTTAGAAGATATACCAGCAGTTTTTAATTGTTTTATTTTCCAAGTTCTTTGTTTTAACAAATCACTTTTAATTGCACCTGCTACAAAATTAGCTCTAGCTAATTGATTGTCACCTATTCTTGTAATACCTTCTAACATATCGTTAGCTCTAGCATTTCTAACTGTTTCTTCTACACCAGAAAATTTCATATATTTAACATAATTAGAAACAAGATAATCTAAATTGTTTACATCTAATTGTGTATTATCATACACTTGTCCAAATTGTCTTTGACCATCAAAACCAAATCTACTTTGTTTTCCAAAAGTTTTTGACATAGCAGTTCTAAACGTTCCTGTTTTTTTAACAGTAGGCACTGCCATATCTGTAGCTGCAGCTAAAACATTTGGTTTTAATATTTTTCTTACAGCATCTGCTTTTGCTATGTCATCTGTTAATTTACCTCTTTTGTCTAAATTTTTTAATTTAGAATAAAATTGTGAAAATTGTTTAGAACCATAACCTGGTGATACCTCTGCTAATCTTGTTAAACTAAAATTAGATTTTTCAAGAATAGTTGCAGGATTTTTTCTGTTATCAAACATCCAAGATAAAAAAGGCACCATTTCATCACTTGCTAAATAATCTTCTACAGATTTTTGTCTAGCAACTTTTTGTAAACCTCTTTCTAAAAAACCCATATTGTCTGCTTGTTCTGTTGTTAAAGCAGCAAAACTTTTTTGTTGTCCTAAACCAAATTTACTTGTTCGCCCTCCTACCTTAGAAGCTAATCTTAAAGCTCTGTTTGCAGGGTCTAAATACCAATTTAATGCTAAATCTACAACACCTGTCATAAAATCATATGCTTCTGTTTGTGGACCTACTATAAATTCAAAAGGTTTAAATAAAAATCTACCCGGTGTTACAGTAGGAGTAATACCACGCTTACGTAACGCTTCTGCTCTAGCACCAGTAAATTGTACTTTGTTTTGCCCTTCTTCTATATACTCTTCAAATATTGGTTTACCTAATTGTTGTAAAGCAACTGCTCTTGCAACTTCAGCCGATACACCTTCGTCTATAAGTTGTTGATATGTAGCAGTTTCTTCTGGGTCAGACCTTACAGATAAAAAACCATCGCCTATATCTACGCTTCTACCTTCTTTTCTAGCAGTAACATATCTTGAAAAAGGGTCATCTACATCTGCATCTGCCCAAGCATCTTTTAAATTTGTAGCTCTGTCTGATTGTAATAATTCTGCAGCTCTTGCAGCTCTTGGTACTGTATTTTCCCAAGCCCATAAAAAACCACTACCTACTGCTTTAAGTAATAAAGTAGGTATGCCAACATCAGATGTTATACCTAAATTACTATATGTAGCATTTTTAATTTTACTCCAACTACTTTGGTCTCTTTCATTAACACGTTGTTGTAACTCATTAAAAAAATCATTATCTACGTTTTGTTCTGCTGCAGAGCGTAAAAGTGGTCCTGGCACATTGTATGCTTTTTGATTTAAATTAGAAAATTGTTTTGCTACTTCAGGTGTAATTGCTTTCTTAACTTTTAGTAAATCGCTTACTATGTCTTCTGAATATAATCCAATTCCCATATCAAATTATATATTGCAGTAATGAATCATCTCCCGATTCTATCCAAGATTGATATACAAAATCATCAAAATTGTACTTAGTTGCTGTTGTTGGACCTGGTCCAGGACCTATAGGCATTCCTGATGTAACAGGTTCTTGACCAAATTCTGTAGGACCAAACGCTTCTATTTGTGGTTTTGTTTTTGTAGGTATATTTTTTGCTGCTGTAAACAATTTTGTATCGCTAGGTAATTTACCACCTTCTTCTATTTGTTTTTGCATTTTTGTACCCGTACCATATGTTGTGCCTTTAGTAAAACCTTCTATTAAACCAATGCCACTACCATCGTTTCTTCCTGCATTATCATTTAAAAAATTGTTTCTTACTTTAGTTGGTCTCACCATATTCATCACCTTCTTCATCATCATAAAACATAAATGTAGAACTTATAATCATATAGCCAAAAGGAAAAGCTAAAGGTGGCATTTGGTCTGTGTATATTCTAGGTTCTGATAATCCTTCTTCTAGCAATATATTATCACCTATCTCATCTATATCTTCTAGTGAGTTAAATACTATATCAGCAAATTGTTTGTTGATTGACATTATCCTCCTATACCTTGTAATAATTGTGCTATGCCTGGTGGAGGACCCTGTGGTGGTAGGGTCTCTCCTCCAAGCAATTCCTGTTCAGCGACTGGTATCTCAGGTTCTTCTGCAGTAAAGAACTTATCCAATATGCCTTGCATATTATCTGGATTCTTTCTTATCTGCACAACAGCCATAGTTGCTTTTGTGTCGCCTTGTTGTGCTTGAGCCAACAATGTATCAAATAATACTTTATCTGCTTTTTCTTTTGTTATTCTGCTATTTACATTAGCTAAGTTGTCAAGACCATCTAAATTTTCTTGTAATGTTTGTGTGTCTATAATACCTGCTTGTAGTAATTGCAGCCCTGTTACAATTTTTTGTGGTTCATCATATCCAGCCATAGCTCCGTAAACTCTTCTTGTTTTGTATGCACCATTAATGTCTGTATCTGGATTATATTTTTCACTAAAAAATTGATTATTATAATAACCAGATAGTTCTTTAGATTTACCACCATACATTTTTTCATCCCACTCTAATCTTTTAGAGTCAATCATTTCTATAGCATCAGCCATAACTGTGTGATATTCTCTAATCATAAGTGACATACTTGCACCTAGTTCTTCTAATCCTCTACCAGTAGCAAAACTAAGTGGTGACTGTGAATCATCAGATACAGGATAAGAACCACCTACACGTAGTTGTCTTTCTATTCTGTCTATCTGTTGAAATATTTGGTAAGGAACGTTTGATGCTGGTTTAGATACTTGTGTACCTGGAGCTAAATAGTTTACAGCAAATCTACCTTTACGATACTGTCCTGATTCTATCTCTCCTGATATGTTTGTTTCTGTAAATACTGCATCTTCCATAGCTATTATTGACATCACGTTTATCTTTGCCATAGAAGCCATAAGTCCTATGATTTGGTCATACTGTCCTTGTAATCTGTCAAAAGCAAATTTCTTTGCAATAACAAACGCAGGTCCACTATCTAGCGGATTTGGTATGAAGTCAAGAATAGTTGCAGAAGTCATATGGAATATATAAGTTCCTTCATCGTTATAATACTCTGCAATAAGGTCACCCTCACCATTTGAGTTAGCCCAAGAACCATTATAAGAATCTGTATATGCAGAACCATAAGCATTTCCTACTCCTAATGTATTAGTTTGATAAAAGTCTTTGCTATTAATTTTTTCTGCAGAGTTAGGATATGCTTTTGTTAGTGCAGTTTTAGGAACTCTACGTACTATTGCCATTTCTTTTGGTTGTTGGTCTGCTCCAAAGTAACCAGGAAAACAGTTGTAAGGGTCACGCAGTTCTGCACAAGGATATGGTGTACCATCAGGACCCATTTTTTCTCTAATAACCCATACTGCAAAACCATAACCAGGTAACCATCTACCTACTTGTGGCATTTGTAAATCTAGTTTTTGTGTATCATCATACGAAGTTACAATACGAGCTATCTTATCTGCTTTAGCTCTAGCTCTATCTGAATCTTTGTTGTTAGGTACATCTACTTTTAGATTAGGAATACGACCTATCTTTTGTGACAAGTGTTCTAGTCCTGACATCATTAAGTTAGGTACAGGTATTTGAAAATCTTGGAATCCTTTTATTTGGTCACCTAGTAAAGCTAATAAACCATCAGGTCCGCCATTCATAATTGCACGTATACGACCTCTAGTAGAGTACGCACTTTGATTATCAAAATGTAATTGAGTTATCTTATACTGTATCTCTTCAGGTTTCATTTATCCCCAAGGGCTTTCGTTCATATCGCTTAAATTCCATTCTCCAAAACTAGGTTTATAATCTAATCCTACCTCAGCTAATCGTTCTTTTCCTAGTCTTCTTATAACTTTTAATGGAAACCAACTAGCCATAACGACATCTGATTTATAACTTTTCGCCTTACTTGCTCTACTAGCAGCAGATGAAAAATAAATTAGTTGTCTACGATATATATTACTCTTAGTTTCACTTTCTGTACTACCATAAGGTAGATTTATTAGCTTTTGTTCAAACAACTGTTGCATACTACCAACACCATAAATCGGGTCATATTTGTTTTTTTGTGTTTGATGTCCTTCTAAATAAATACCAAACCTTGCACAATAATCTTTTATTTTTTCGTCTTGTCTAATAGCTTTTTGAAATCCGTTTTCTTCTATAACCCAATGTGCTAAACCATATTTTTCATACCATTTTTGTATAGATTTTTTAGCTTGTATTACACCGCCACCTTCTTCATTTTCTACATCTACTAAATACAACATACCTGTTTCTGGATTAGCAGCCCATAATACACAAGCCTGAAATCCTGTAGATGCTGGGTCAAGTCCTGCAATCAAATGTGTTCCTGCAGGTACCTGCCCAATAACTCGGTTTACATCTCTACATTGGTCTATATCTTCTGAATTAAACATTGTTATACCTTCTACAAATGCTTTATTAAGATATACCATTTCATAAATAGCTCTACCACCTGTTGTGTCTGCATTATTTTTTTGTGACATAAGCCATTTAAAAGTTCTTTTATTTGACCATAACATACAGTCTTGATGTTCTTCTATATTTGTTTCTGGCAATATACATTCTGCACTATGTGCCTCTTCTACAATGTGGTCAAACTCTGGGTTTTCTAACAAAAAATTATATAAATCTTCTGGGTGTTGTCTTGAACCTATAACAACTACAGCAGTATGTTCTTCTTTACGAGATGACAAAGTAGTTGTCCACCATTGTCTAGTTTGTTCTCTAGCACTAGGTTGTATTGTTGTACCGTGGTCT